GTTGCTTTTGGCTGGTGTGTGCTACGGCTATAAGCGATCGTCTGTTGATCTAGATAAAGAATCCTTGAGTCTAGATTCTTACGATTATGAGGGCAATAAGAAACAATTTCTTTTTGAATTACTCAATGCCCCACAGACTTTTCAAGATCGAGCCTTAGAATTCTTTAAGGAAACCGCTAAGCGGTCCTTCTTGAATTCTTTTTGGGGTGAGATCCGTAGTCTACAGGCATCCGATAGCGGAGAGACCCGTGCTTATGCCAAACTTCTGATGAATCTTCCTTGGTTTCTCCCCCGTAAATACGGGGGCCTCGGATTGGAATTTGGTGCTCCTTCTCATGGAGACCTGATTCGTTCGTCTTACATGTTTAAGAATAAAATTGTAAGTCCGGACTATTTAGACAAGAAGTGGCTATTTCACCAGTTAGCCCAAAATGAAGTGTCGGAAATCATCCCTCTAACCGAAGGGCAGGACCCCGAGTACGGGGCGCTCTATTGGTTTGTATTAAGTAAATATAGAGGTGATGTGGAGAAGTATGATCTGTGCCTATCTTGGAACGACCGAGAGGAAGCTCCGAGTTATTTGAATAGATTGGCACGCGTCGCCCAATTTCATATAAAATTGGTTAAGAAATTTCGTAGGGAGCGACGTTCTCTGGGACACTTCGTTGCGTATCCTTTAAATTTGTTACGAAAACTCACGGTTAAGCAGGGCCATCATTGTAATGGTGAAGCCCATTTAACGGTTCGTGTGGTCTTGACTGAGGAACAACTTGTTGAAGGTTTTCTTAATTGACTGCCCTTTGGGTAGGCTTTCAACTGACCGGATATCCGGTACCTTCCTTTGCCTTGTGCAAGGAGGGGATTATGTGGGGATAAGCTTCATTAAGCTTGTTTGTGTATCGATGGGTCTACGGGCTCGGTCTTTATGCAAAATTGACCTGGTGCTATGACGGAACCTGAAATAATAGGAATCCTGAGCGCCCAACCTCAAACGATATGGTCTCCCCCCCGGGAAAAGTGTTGTTCCCAATCATGGGATGTAG